TACTAATTGTTCTGGTATTTTTATATCTTCAAGAATAACTGGAGCGTTTAATTTTGTAATTCTAAACTCACATTGAGTTAAAAAATTAGCTATCGCTTCCGTTTGATAATAGGCTAGTCTTTCTGGAAAAGTTCCATCTGATAAATCAGGTGGTTCTTCAACTCCAACATCAGCTGATGCTTGTAATATCGCATCTAATAAATCTGCTTTTAATCCCATTATTATCTTCCAATTTTGTTTTTAGATTTTTCAATTGACTTTTCTAATACTTGACTATAATCTTTATTTAGGAATTGACTCATTGGGTCACTTGAAGGAACTTGTTGTGTTCCATTCATCATACCACTATATTGTTTACCAACTAATTCATTCATTCTATCCGAAGTATATTGTCCACCCCCCAATGTTTTCCAATCACCATCTTGAGCTGTCTCATTCAATACATCATTCAATACTGAATTAGATGAAAATGATTTTTTCTCAACGATTTTCTTTGGTTGTGGTTGAGATTCAATTGGTTGTTTTAATTCAGTAATGACTTCTTTAATAGCCATCGCAACTTCTTCTCTAACGATTTGTCTGATTATAGTTTTTATATTTGGTTTTTTCTTTTTCATAATTACCTCTTTAGTTTCCTTCAATTTTATGATATGTACTTAATATACCATCTATTTTACTTGTAATTTTTTGTATATCTGCTTGTATAGTTGGCATTGGTGATTGTGGGCCTAACTGAGTTGTTATCGTTATTGATGGTATTAAATTAATTATATCAGTTAACACCTCTTTCAATGTATCACCTAAAACCATTGATTGCATTTCAAAAGCTCTTTCCGAATTACCAATATTAACATTAGATGATAAAATGTTTAAAGTATCAAAAGAACCAATTGATATGTGTCTCCCAGCACCTATATGAATATCTTTTGTCGATGATATAAAAATATCATCAAGTTTTGTATTTAAAGTTATTCTATCGGAATTGAATAACATTTGATTCCCATTGTACCCATAAATTCCATCATAAGAATCATTCAAACCATTTAAATCCATATAAATATCACCAATGGGATAAGTATTACCTTCAATTAAATCGGATGATAATTTAAATTCAAATATTTCTTCACCTTCGATTTCACCATCATTATTTATGTTACCATCAATATAACCCTCAAAGTGTTGTGCTAATGTTCCATTTGATGTTATACTAATTAATGAACCATCACCTAAACTTTCTAAATCATTTTCTGGATTTCTTTCATTTGAAATAAAAACATATGGTTTATTACTACGACTACCTACTCTTATACTATTACCATGCCTACCCTCAATTATCGTATCACCAGTTGTTTCTCTAATAGCATCACCATAATCCAATTCATCATTTCTATATTTATTTAATCTATTGTAAGTAAACTCTTTATTAAAGTTAGGACTTTCACCTGTTAACCCAATAGAGTTAGTGTTTTCAACTGATGAATCATTTAGTATGGACTCTACTTTAAGTGAAGGGTCATTATTCCAAGTTGGACTATTATTAAATGTATTCAATGGTCCTAAATAATAATTTACTTTTCCAATTGTACATAGTAAAACTGGATCTCCTTTTGATGGAACGTCTGTTATTCCCCTAAGTAATGGATAGTATCTAAAATCTTCACCACTTATAGATTTTCTATTTCCAACTTTATCTGTTATATGAGGTTTGGCTATAATTGTATTAATAGTAGTATCACCATTATATCTCAAACTTTCTTTAGAATGAACAACATCTATTACGTTTCCTGGAACGAATTGTAAATAAAACGGTATAGGTCTATCACTACCAAATTCTGTTTTCATTGTAAGATGTTTAGTTGTTGTAAACAATGAACTCATTTAACTCTCCGTATATCCTGAAACAGTTTTATTTTTTATTCCTTCAAGTTTTTCACTTTCTTTCTGTAAATCATCTACAGTATCTTGAAGTGTTCCCATTAATTCTTCTTTTTCAGCATCTGATAATAACATTGATTCGTCAGATTCACCACTTGATTTACTTATAATTCTTTGTAATACACCAGCCAATTTAACCAAATGTTCATCGTTTCTAACTGCCGTATCCATATATTCTTTTATTATTGGAGCAACCATAACCACATCATCAATCGTTGTAATGAATCCATGTATTTCAGATATTAACAAATCTATTTGAACTTTACGCTTTGTAGTGTTCTCATAGATGTCTTTTGTTAAATCTTGAAAAGTTTTTCCTTCAAATATTTCATTATTGTCTGACATATCATCTCCTATAGATAGACTTATTCATATATAAATATAAAAATTGTAAGAAATTGTTTGAAATAAAAAACCCTCATTTAAGAGGGTTTAGTAATTAAAAGAATGAGCCGGAGTGAGTATGAACTATTGTACCATTTTTATGATATATATTTTGAAGTTTTTTATAATGTTTCTTCAATACATTAACAACTGAAGTAATATGAGCCGTTTCAACATCTGTCATCTCTCTAATTAAAATATAGATTGCTTTTTTATTAAAATTTTCTATATCTTCTCTCTGTTTCATTAAATCAATAATCGCATATCCAATTCTCAAATCTCTATCTTTTTTAAATATACTATTCATATTTGAATCAAAGTATTCTACAATTTCATTCGTTAATGTCTGTATATCTGATTCCTTAGATACATCAATACTTCTATGTCTATCCAAAACATCCATCTTATCGTGAGTTTTTAATTTTTTATAATTATTATTATTATGAAGAATTAAATAATTTTTAGCAACAACTGAAAAATAACTAAATGCCTTTGAACCTTTTGTATGGTCATATTTGTGCATATTCATTACCATAAACGCAACAACTTCATGTTTTACATCATTAAATGGATCATTAAAATAAGTAAACTTAAATGTATTGATTATGTTTTCAGCTAACTTATCAAATGCAGCATGGATTCTTTTTCCATAAATATGATTTTTCTTTCCACTTCTTTCAGTTGAATTATATTCGATAATAGCATCTTGTACTTCTTGTCCGAAATAAACTTTTCGTTTTTTCTTTTTTACGATTTTTTTAATTTCAGCCTTTACATCATTAACTTCTTTATTTTTCTTTTTTGCCATCTGTAGCCTCCTCTTCAAATATTCCATCAAGAGATAATTGAATCTGTTTTAATTGTTTAAAGAAAAAGCCTGTTTCATCATCAGACTCATAGTGCCCTTTAGCATCGACAAGTTTCATTTTATCTGTTGAGAATTTAATTACTTGTTGAATTTCTAAAATTAATTCTTCGTATTGTGTTATTCTTCTTAATGAATAAAATAATAATGTAGATGTAACTACACTAATTAAAAATAATAATATTGT